AACAAGTTGAATTTGAAACATAATAATAATCCTAAAATAACAGAAAGCTGGTTACAATATTATGAACCAACTGAAGGTAGAGGTCATAACGCTCATAATCATTGTAGATGGTCACCTGATGAGGCAATGCCTCTAAGTTTTGTGGGGGGTTATTATTTGAGTGATGGTGACCCAATAGCTGATCATCCTTATAGCGGCGCGTTTACTTTTCATATCAGAGGTATGTCATATTTTATCAGACCTAAGAAAAATATGTTGATGATGTGGCCATATGATATTGTACATTCAGTTAAACCATTTTACGGAAAAAGCTGCAGAAGTGTTATAAATTTTAACATACAAGACAACGGACCTTTACCTTCAAAATTGATTTAAAATGAATAATTTATGGATATTTGGTTGTTCGTACTCTGATGTCTCTCAAACCAAAGACAATCTTGAATATGTGAAGTGGAAAGGTTATATAACAAAACATTGGAGTGAAATACTTGTAGATAAGTTAGGTTTCAAGTTAAATAATCTTGGATACAGAGGAGCCTCTAATTTACATATATTCGAATCATTTTGCAAGGTTTGTCATAAAATTGAAAATAATGATATTGTTATAATAAATTGGACAGATACCTCACGTTTTAGAGTTGCAGATGATAGATGGTATAGAGTTTTATCTCATCATATTTCCGACATTAAATTGAAAGAAGAAAAAAAAGAATTAGAAGATATTGGTATTTCTGAAATAACAATAAAAGAAATGGTTATTAATAGAAGTAACAAACTTTACGAAGAAGAATTAGATAATTGGTACAATTTAATTAATTCATATTGTAATTCAATCGACGCCCTTCTTTTATCTTGGGGATTTATTACATATAGGAATTATATGGTTAATATGGGTAATTTTTCCTTATTCGACTACATTAAAAATAATTTTGGTACAATTTCCAATGAAACGAATAATGAAGTTCTTGATAGTCATTTCAGTGAAAATGCAAATGATGAATTAGCCAGAATTTTTTATGAAAAAATAACTGGTATCGAGACAAAAAAAAATCTAATTTGATGAAATTTATTAGAACATTTTGGGGTGATGTAACATCAATGAACGGCAAGTATCTTAAACAAATATTAAGAGCAAAAGAGGATAACCTTAATGAAAAAGTATATGTTTGGGGTAAGAATAATTTTAATCTAATTTCTAAGTTTGGGTTTGATTGTACATTGATATCAGAAGAACCATATGATTATACAATAGCTAATAATCATCCTTTATACAGTTATGGTAGCCTGATACATAAATTGAAGTGTATAGACATAGCAATTAAAGATTTCGGTGAAATAATATTTGTAGATTGGGATTGTAGAAAAATAAAAGAATTAGATGACAATTTTTATAAACTACTATCTAATGGATTTGAATTAAAAGTTCCTTTATACGCATATCCAAAATATGCGTTAGATTGGTTAATTGAAAGTAGTAAAAACGAAAACACAAACCCATTTTTTTGTAAGTTAAAAGAATTCGTTATGGAATATTCTTATCAATTAAATGAAAATTTTATTATACCAAACACTGGTTTTATATATTGTAGGGATAGTAAAATAACAGAAAGACTTTTTGAAATAGCGAAAGAATATAAATTAGAAACAGTTCCTGATGAATTTGCTGTTTTTCTGTACGCAAAAGAAAACAACATTAACTTAGATCGATACATATCACTATTGGAGCCATTAATTATCGGTGGTAAAGAACAAAATCATAAATGGTGGCAAGAAGAGGAAGAAAAGTTTAACCAGTACAAGGATAATTTAATAAATAAAGAAATATATTTTATACATAAGTAATGAAATTCATAAGAGCATATTGGGGTAATTTAGAAAATTTTGGTGGCAGACACAAGATAGAAATTAGACGCGCATCTAAAAATAAAAAATTAAATGAAGTTGTGTTTGTTTGGGGTAATGAAAATTGTGATTATTTGAAATCTTTAGGTTTTGATATCATTAAAATGTCGGATAAGTCTTCCGAATATGGTGAAGATTATTTTATAAACTCAGATACATTTTTGTTACATAAATTAGTTGCGGTTAGAGAGGGTTGTAAAAAATATGGTGAAGTGGTTTTTTTGGATTGGGATTGTAGACAAATAAAAGACATTGACGATAATTTTTATTTGAAACTAAGAGAACAGGATAACGAGATACAAATGCCGGCTTATTCTTTCCCCAAAAAATACAAATCATTATTGCAAACAATGTATAATCCAAAAGATATAAATTGGGATTACATTGACAGACAGTTAGAGTATCTTGAAAAATTTCACTATGAATGGGATGATTCATATGTTACTCCAAATGCGAGCTTTATATATTGCACAAATCCAAAGGTAATGGATGATTTAATAAAGATAAATGATGAATTGAAAATAGGTATTGTTTGTGATGAGATGACTTTCAATGAATATAGTAAAAAATTATGTAAGGATTTAGAGGGTTATATAAAAAGATTTGAGCCCTTAGTTTGCAATGCAAAAAGAGAGGATCATTTCAACCAAGGAAGATTGAATCAATACATCTCAAAATTCATAAAAAAAGATTTATATTTTATACATGAGTAAAGGAGTGATTTCAATATCAGTTAACGAAGAAATTTACTACCAATGGGTAGAAATTTTATTTAGAACTATTCGAATGTTCTCTAATATTGAATTGGCCTTAGTCTATGATAACAAAGAGTGGTTCAGCAAATATCATTTAAACGAAATGGTTAATCATCCAATTTATATAGAAAAAATTGAAGACCCATATTCTTTCCGACATCATTTGATTGATTATACCCCTTTTTTCAATACGATATTCATTGATGCAGACACAATAATCTTTAAGGATATAAGTGTCTTCTTTGATAAACAACCATTTTGTATTGATGGTTATTATGATGGTGAAAAAATGGTTGATTCAATTATAAACCCGTTCTTTGAAGACCCTGACACGTTGATGAAGAGACATAACTTAAAAAGATTGTATTCAAGTTATACTGGTTTTATGAGATTTGAAAAGACAGATTTCTATAAGCAATTATTCCATAGAGTTTTAAACAACGACTATTATAATGAAAAAGTGGTTGAAAGATATGGTAGAGGTATTATGCCCGAAGATTATTTATTCAATTTAACAATATCAGATATGGAATTGGAATATTTTATGCCGATCAAGGTTTTTTATTCTTATGTTAATTGGGGGAATAGTTTGAATGCTCAACAAGATAATGTGGAGGATTTCTACGGTTTCACATTCCAAGGTAGTTCGATGTTACCCAATAGAACAATAAATCTGAAGAATAAAATATTTGATACTCTAACCAATATTGGATTTAATTCATATCCTTTGAGAGATGGTACTTATATGAATATAACAAAGAATAAATTAATATAATGAGATTGGTTTGGACATATAAGAGCAACCCTTTACATATAAAAGAAACTGAGAAGGATAAAACCATTATCAGAATCAATTATTATATATTATCAATATTGAAAGCCAAAGAATTTGGTTATAAAACCATAATTTATACTGATTCGTTTTCTGAAAAATATTTCAAAGATATTGTTGATGAAATACACATAATTGAAGGTTATGATTATGAAATATTATGGGACGATTTCAAAATAGTTGCGATGGAAAGAGAAACGGATGATTATGCTCTTATTGATGGTGATATAATTTTACACAGCAAATTGCCGTTGTTAACTGAGGAATTATATGTTGACGCATTTGAATTCGGTTCTTGGAAAAATGATTATGAAAACACCGTTATAGAATTAACAAATTTAGGGATTAAAAATATTTTACCCGAATGGAGTAATAAAAAGTTACCTATTATGAATAACGGATTTTTACATATAAAAAATAAAAACTTTTTAGAAACATATATAGATAGATGGAAAAAATATGGTCAATTTGTGTCGGATAATAAAGATAAACTAACTGATAAAAATTCTGCTAGTTTTACTAGTCAATTACTTTTGTCTTTATTATGTGAAGTTTTCAACATAAAACCTATTAGTATGTCCGACGGATTTGCAAAAAAAGGAAAATACTATACACATTATGTTGGACACACAAAATTTATTACCCCATTAGTACCTGATAATTATTTGTTGGGATCGAATAATCAAAAATCGATGATATGAGATTAGTTTGGACATATAACAGTAACCCACCCACTATTAATGATGAGAGTAAAAAAATTCTTATGCTGAATTTTTATATCCTTTCAATATCAAGAGCAAAAAAATATGGGCATTACACGGTTATATATACCGATTTAGAATCTTCAAAACACTTTTATAATTTAGCAGACGAAGTGTACATTTTGAACCCATCTAATAAAACACTTTTATGGGATGGTTTTAAAATATCTGCTTTAGAGAACGAAAAAAACGATTTTGCGTTAATTGATGGTGACATTATATTAGAAACCAAATTACCTGAGTTAAATAATGAAATGTACATTGATGCTATAGAATATAATTCTTGGGAAGTGGAATATGCGTTGAATGTTGAGGAATTAACTAATTTGAAAATAAAAGATTTAATTCCCGAATGGGAAAATAAAAAAACACCAATTATTAATACAGGTTTTCTTTACATAAAGGATCGTGACTTCAGAATGCTTTATCTTGATAGATTTAAAAAATATGGTGATTTTATATATAAAAACAAAGAACATCTTTCAAATAAAAATAGGGCTTGTATGGGTGCTCAATATTTGTTAGGTCTTTTATGTGAAAAAAATAATATCACACCAACTTGTATGTCTGAAAAATTTTCAGAGAAAAATAACTATTATAAACACTATGTAGGGAATATTAAATACCAATCGCCTCCAGTTCCATCTACCCACATAATTCAATTTCAATCTAAAATTTTTATATAATGGAAAAGGTAATTTCTTTATTTTGTTTTTCTACTGATAAAATGGGGGGAGGAGTTATACATAAAAAAAGAGATGATTCATATTATAATCACGCACTCAATTTGATAAAAAAATTGAAAGAAGAAACAGATTTTGAAATATACCTTTTGACAGATAATCCAGAGATATTTGAAAGTTTCAATATCAATGTTTTTAAATATGAAAAAGATATACCATCTTATTCAGATAAATTAGAGATATGTAAAATAGCATTGGAAAAACACGATACAGTACTTTATTTGGATGTTGATTGTTTGATAGATTTTAATTTATATAAAACTCTTTCATTTGAACCAGGTTTCCATTATTTTTTTTGGTGGAGAATGGGTTGGATGTATTATGAACATATGCCAAAAGATAATTACTTCAAAAAATTAGAGGATTATTGTAGAAAAAATAATTATGAAATTGATAAAGCTACACCAATACACGAATCTATTTTTCTGATTAGAAAATCGGAATATATGGATGAATTTTTCGATTTCTATGATAAACTTAAAGACCTTGCAATTGAAAATGATATGGAATACGGAAACGTTCCAACTGGAAGAGCTGAAGGTTTATTAATGAGCATTGCTTTAATGAATACGAGATTTAATAACAATAGAGATAGCTTACAGATGAGATTAATTGGACACACATTTTATAGTGATAAGGACCCCGAAATGAAACACCTTAGACCTCGATTTAATAATATAGATGATATGTTAAAAAAAACAATTATATAAATGAAACTAATTTGGACATATGATAGCAAAGTTAATTTACAAAACCCAAGTAAAGAGAAACAAACCATATTAATTAATTATTATATATTATCAATTACTGAGGCAAAAAAATTTGGTTATCATACTATAATCTATGTTGATATCAATTCTGTAAAATATTTTGAGAACATCGCAGATGAGATAATCGTAACTGAAGGTTATTTGAATTCACCTTTATGGGATCATTTTAAAATTAAAGTTCTCTCAGAAAGAAATGATGATTTTTGTTTAATAGATGGCGATTTAATAATCCACAAAAAATTACCACAATTAGATTCTGACGTTGTTTTCGACTCATTTGAACATCTCAACTGGTCAAAGGAATATAAACCTACAATCGACACAATTACTAAGATAAACACACCTGACATAGTTTTTGATTCGTTTGAATATGTTACTTGGAATGGACAATATAAAAAAACAGTTAAAAATCTGACTGAGATGAGGATAAAAGATTTGATACCAGAATGGTCGGGTGAAAGAATACCGGTGATGAATATTGGCCTTTTATATATAAAAAACGAAAAATTTAAGGATTTGTATGTTGAAAAATGGAAGAAATATGAATCTTTCATAAAAGAACACATCGCGGAAATAGACCCATTTTATGCTACAATGGTTGGCGCTCAATATCTTTTAACTTTGATAGGGAACCACTATGGGTTCACAACTTCCCATTTATGTCACGAATTAGGTAAAAAGGGTGATTTTTATCATCATTATTGTGGTCCTCAGAAGTATAAGAATCCAGTTGTCCCAACCGACTATATTTTGAAAAACGCTTCCAAAAAAGAATTATTTTAGTTATATTTATATAAAAACAGGTTAAATATCATGAAAGGAACTTTTTTTTCTGCGGATTTTGTAATTGATAAAAATGAGAATTTAAGATTAATTGAGATAAATACTGATACCGGTGCTGTAGAATCGCAAATGTCATCCTTTGACTGGAGCGACTTCATAGGAGTACTCAGCGGTTCAAATATTACGGAATTGGACGTTCTATATAAAATAGAACTTCAACAACCTATAATCAACCATTTATCCCAATCTTTAATTGATTCAGCTTCTTTCATTACGACATTTAACCCTATAGTAGTTCCTGAGAGTTCAATTTTTCCAACTTCACCAGATGATGCTCCGAATAAGTTCATATTGAGAATGGCATATGATGAAACAGCTATTTTAGATTCTGAATATGCAAAAGGAACATTGAATACGTTAAAGTTATTTGCTGATAATTCAGATAGTAATTCAGTTACAGCATTCTATCATTCATCCTCTCTTTATGGTAATTACAATACTTTAGACACAACCATTTTCAATGGTGATGTTTTACCTGATGTTGTTACTAAAACGGTTTTGGAATTACACCAGCCACATCAATTTTATAAGATAGGTAATTCAATTTCAGGCTCATTAGATAGATATAATGAATTTATAAACACAGTTGCAACGCCTGATACAATGATTGAACAATACCATATCGATCAGTCACAGATAACAAACAATACAGTTAACAGTATTCGTAGCTTCCAAATTGTTTACAACGTAACAGGAGCTGCTGATAGTGTAGATAGTGGTAGCGAAACAGCAACCTCTATTGATGACAGTGGTTTACAACTTTGTTATGTTTCTCAATATCAAATTGATTCTTTATTCACACTACCAACATCCATAAATTATGATGATAGTGTTATAAATAATTTAATCGATTCCAAGCATTATTATGAATTTGCAACAAACCACATTAAGAATAGTGCACACGGTATATTAGATAATGAATACATACTTGATATAAGTGGTAATTCAATTTCTGTTACTAACTTAGTAATTGGTGATGAATACCAATCTTATCATATTGAAGGTATTCCTGAAACAGATAATTACGATTTATTAGATACATACTTCTTCACAGGTAACACATTACCATCCGGTTCATTCCAAACTGGTTCAACTTGTGTAGCTTTATATACTAATCAATCATATGCAAATGACGGAACTTATATCACATTTGCTGACGGTAGCGACATTGAAGTTGGTGGAGAAACGCAAATGTTAGTTTACAACCCAACCACAGATGAAACAAGATTTGTGAGAGCATTAGATTTGGAATTAGGTTACTCAGTATTAGGAGAAAGTAGTTTCTCAAATCAAATTACATCAATTGATGTTTTAATTTATGATGACCAACAAACATATTACATTCCAAGTATGGACCCATACGATAACTTCATTTTGGAGAGTGGTAATTTTATGTCATTTTTCATCACTCACAACTTAGGAACTTGTTTTGTTGCGGGAACTAAAGTAACATTGGAAGGTGGTTCAACAAAAAATATAGAAGAAATTGAGGAAGGTGATGAAGTTCTTTCTTACAATGAAAATACATTAATGATAGAACCAAAAAAAGTGATCGGATTGAATTCACCTGTACATAATGATTTGGTGACGTATACATTCTCAAATGATACACAATTAACTTGTACTTTCGACCATCCTATCTATGTGAATGGTTTAGGTTTAGCATCATTTATACCTGAATGGACAAATAATAGATACAAAATCGACAAGGATGTTAAGAAAATCCAATTAGGTGATTTAGTAAGATTAGCAACTGGCGGTCAAACAGCAATTAAAGAAATTAGAGTGTTAAAACCAGAAGATACACAAACATATATCATAACGGTTCAAGATAACCATAACTTTTTTGCTAATAATATATTAGTACATAATAAATAATTTTTAAAATGGCAGCACCTAGTAAACCGGTATATAAAACAATATCATTAGCTGATTCTAAAAATAGAACGCTAACACCACTTACCGACCCACAAAAAACTCAAGTAAAAACAATCGTTACGAATTTTATCAAATATATGGTAAACAAACATTCATAATGTATGATTTTTTATAATGATGTTTTATTAGATAAAGAAGAATGTGAATTTATTTTAAATTCTAATTTAGAGTGGTATGAATCAGGGTTCACAATCAAAATTGGAGACACCTATACTCAAAAAAATGTTGTTGATAATAGAAAAAGAAAATCTATACAATCTGATTTTCATTTAGAAAAAGGGTCTCATTTATTCGATAAATTCAATAATCTATTTAATAAGTTAGGTTATGTTTTGAAAAAAGATAAAATCAATTGTACTATTATAAAATACACTGAAGGTTGTTTCATTTACAAACATAAAGATGATTATGATAGTAGATTATTTACTTGTGCAGTGCAATTGAATGATTCTAAAGACTATATCGGTGGCGATTACAAATATTGGATTGACGATAAAGAATATATTATGAATAGGAAACAAGGGACTTGTATGATTTATTCTCCTGAAACAGACCACAAAGTTGAGGTTATTGAAAGGGGAGAAAGAAATTCATTTATTATATTTTTACATTCCACAGATATTATCACATCTAAGCCCTCATTAATATAATGGTCGATTTAAAAAATTACATATGTTTAGTTCCTTTTCAACATCTTCAAATACACGAAAAGGAAAATTGGGTTTGTTGTCCGCATTGGTTAACTAAAGAAATCCCAAATAAAGAAACATTAAATCAAACTTGGAATTCCAAAGAAATTATAGACATAAGAAAATCAGTAATTGATGGTTCTTATCGTTATTGCGATAGAAAATCTTGCCCTTATTTAGCTGAATTAGTTAATTTGAATGGTGGTTATATTGGACCAATTATCCATAAAAAAGATTTACCGGCCAACATAAAGAAATATTACGACTCTCAAGAAGGTGAAATGCAAGAAGGTCCAACTAATGTACAACTAAATTTCGATCCAAGCTGCAATTATAAATGTCCATCTTGTAGAAGTGAATTATTTGTTTCGGATAAAAAGGAAATACCGAGATTCAGAGATAAAATAATTGAAGTTGAAAACATTTTTGCAGATTCAATTGAGATGTTATATTCCTCAACAACTGGTGACCCATTTTTTTCTAAACCAATTAGAGAATACTTTCAAAATTTTAATCCAAAAAAATATCCTAAGTTAAGGTACATTCATTTACATACGAATGCAAGTTTATGGAATGAAAAGATGTGGAATACTATGCCTAACATACACAAATATGTTAAGACCTGTGAAATAAGTATAGATGCTGCGACCAAAGATACTTATGAAAATCATACGAGAATTGGTGGTAATTGGGATAATCTCATCAATAATTTGAAGTTTATTTCTACAATAAAATCACTAAAAAGTGTGAAATGTTCATTTGTTGTGCAATCGTCTAATTATAAAGAAATGAGTTCATTCGTTGATTTGGTTAAAGACATTTTCAAAGACAAGGGTAAAGTGTTTTTTTGTAGATTACAAGATTGGAATTCTTATTCGCCAGCTCAATTTATGTTAAATAAAATCCACGATATTTCTCACCCTGAACACTTGAATTTTATCGAAGAATTTAATAAAATATGTTTCGATAGATATGTATTCCATAATTTACACGAGTACATAAAAATGAATAAAAAAATATTTTAATAATATGGTCATAATTAAAGAAAACGCATTCAATGAAGATGGGTTATTCGAAATGGATAATATAGTAGAAAATTTTACTGTAAATGAAAAAAGAGGAGTTGTTGTTATAACCAATGAAAATAAAAGTTATTTCAATGAATATAATGCCCAATTCGTCGAATTAAATGATAATTTCAAACAACACATCATAAACGTAATTGATGAAATGCTACCTAATAATAAAGGTATCAAAATTGATTATTGTAGAGTTAATGTAGTAACTGTAGGAACTAATGAAAGCGATCCCTTCCACACAGATATTGGGCACGATGCTATTTTACTAATATATCCTAATGAAGATTTTATTGGCGGTGATTTAGAGTGGATAGATAATAATAAAATCAATTCACTCAAACCAAAAAGAAATATGTGTGCATTGATTGTTGATAATTCACCACATAGAGTTATAAAAGTAAAAGAAGGTGTTAGATATTGTATAGCCGTATTTTGTAAAACTAATAGAGGTGAGAAGAAAAAATCCTTAATGTAATGATTATTCAAGAAAATAACGTCTTCACAAATGATGAGCTTTCCTATTTCAAAAACATTATAGATAATTTTATTGTTGATGAATCCCCTATATTTTTAAAGTTTATTAAAAGAAACGATTATTTCAAACAAAAAATAACATTGAATACAAATATTGAAAATAGAATAAAAACCATAATAAAAAAACATATCAGTAAAGAAGTTATTATAGATACTGTATGGTTAAATATGGTAGACAATAACAGTAATAAGAATGATGATTACCATAGAGATTCTACTAATATGTCTTTTGTTATATATCCTCTGAAAAGTTTTGAAGGTGGTGAATTAGAATGTGTTATAAATAACGAAGTTAAAAATTTTGAAGTCGAAGAGAATTCAATTGTTATAATGTTACATAATATTGAACATAGAGTTAAACCTGTTATTGATGGTGTGAGATGGTCTATTGCGGTATTTTGTAATTACGATTTGAAAACAAAAATTTTGATATGATACAAATATTATCCGATATTATGAGAGATGATGAATGTTCGGAATTCATAGATTTTTATTATGCTAATATTGATAAAAAAATAAATATCAATTCTGATAATGTATATCATTTTGATGGTGTTAATTTGATGGATAATATTAATGACTTCAAATTCTTAAAAAGAATTGGTTTATTAAAAATTGATATCGATCGAATAAGAGTTCAACACGTAAATAAAGACACTAATATCCTTGAAAAGTTTCATCAAGATAAAGAACCATATACTTTTATTATTTTCTTAAATGAAAATTTTGATGGAGGCGAATTAATATATGAGAACATAACTGTGAAGCCTAAAAAAAAACAATTATTATACACAACAGGTAATGAATGGCATTATGTTAAAAAGGTGAATAGTGGTGAAAGATTCACTTTAGTTTGTTTTTTGAGGAAAGATTTCAATTTTAAAAAAATACAAAATTTGATATGATAGATTTGAAGAATTATATATGTGCTTTACCTTTTACAAATATACAACTTCATAAGAATGAGAGTTATATGTGTTGTCCAAGCTGGCTTTTAAAAGCATTACCTAATGATGTACCATTGAAAGATGTTTGGAATTCAAATGAAGCTAAAGACATAAGAAAGAGTATTATTGACGGCGATTACAAATATTGTGATAAAAGTGAATGTCCACACTTATCACAATTGGTTAATTTCGGAGAAAACGGTGATTTAGGGCCGATAGCACCTAAACCTTTGGCTCAAGAAATTTTAAAGGATTACGATTATGATACTGGTGAAATGAGCACAACACCTCAATGGGTTAATTTTTCATTTGACCGATCTTGCAATTATAAATGTCCATCTTGTAGAATTGGGTTGATTGTGGCCGATAGTAAAGAGATAAAAGAAATTACATCTACTATTGAAGAAATAGAAGAATTCTATGCTAATAATATCAAAATCTTATACATAACAGGAACAGGAGACCCTTTTGCGTCAGTAAGTTTTAGAAATTTCCTTAGAAACTTTGACCCGAAGAAATATCCAAAATTAGAACAAATACATTTACATACTAACGCTTCACTATGGACCAAAGAAATGTGGGATAGTATGCCTAATATACATAGATACGTTAAGACTTGTGAGATAAGTATAGACGCCGGTACCAAAGAAACTTATGAAAATTTAACAAGGGTAGGAGGTAAATGGGAAACACTAATTGAAAACCTGAAATTCATTAATACAATACCAAGATTAAAAAACATTAAAACTTCATTTGTTGTTCAATCACACAATTACAAAGAGATGAAGATTTTTCTTGATTTAATGAAGAGTATTTTCAATAAAAAAGCATATGTGTATTTTGGTAAAATACTAAATTGGGGCCACTTGAGCGAAGGTGAATATATGTTATTAAAAGTATGGGATAAATCACATCCAGAATATTCTGAATTTTTGAAAGAACTCAATAAAATATGGAAAGAACCTCAACAATTTCATAATTTACACGAGTTTATTAATGTAAAAAAAACCATAGTTTAAGTTTGATTTTTTAATATATTTTCATTATATTTTAGACAATGAAAATATTAGCACACGTTCCGTTTATTGGTAAAACAGGATATTCAAATCATTGCAAAGATTTCTTTTGCGCACTTAATAAATACCATACAGTTAAAGTAAGGAATTTAACCATTGGTGATAGTTGGAAAGGTATGAATAATACCCCACACGATGGTGAACCCTACATTACAGATGAAATGAAGGATATGTTAATCCTTCAAACATTATATAATGCCGATCGTAGTAGAACTGACCACCCAATGTATGGTTACGATGGTAGTTTCAAACCTGACGTTAATATAGTTCTTGCAGAGATGAACAATGTTTATTTCTATGACGATTACGTTGGTTATAATATCGCATATAACGTTTGGGAAACAGACATTTATCCTGATGATTTTTTAAAGAGATTATATTACTTTGATGAAGTATGGTTACCATCTCAATGGCAGGTTGATAATTTAATTAAACAAGGATATCCTGCTGAAAAAATATTTTTAGTTCCTGAAGGTGTTGACGTTGAAAGATTCAAACCGATTTTGGAAACACCTAAGAAAAATAAATTTAGGTTTTTACATTTTGGTAGATGGGATTACAGAAAAGGTACCACAGAAATTCTTAAAACATTTGGCGAGACTTTCAAAGGAAGAGATGATGTTGAATTGATTGCGTCAGTTGAAAATCCTTATCCATTTGATGGAATGAAAACAACTGAAGAAAGAGTAAAATTCCACGGTATCGATGATACAAACATAAAGTTTATCAAATATACAAGTGGTCCTGATTACATAAAGTATCTTCAAGAAGGAGATGTGTTTGTTACCTGTGCTCGTAGTGAAGGATGGAATCTACCATTAATTGAAGCGATGTCTTGTGGAACACCATCAATATATTCAAATTGGAGTGGTCAATTAGAATTTGCTGCAGGTAAAGGTATACCTGTTGAAATACAAGGTTTAATTCCTGCAAATAAAGAGCATAAAGATTTTACTGGCCATTATTGTGAGCCTGATTGGGATGACTTAAGTCAAAAAATGTTACACGTTTCCAATCATCATTTAGCTTATAAAGTTTTAGCGATGGCCGAAGCAAAAGAAATTCACGATAATTTCAATTGGGATAAAATAGCAAGAGGCGCTTGTGAAATATTAGAAAGAAAGAACAAACCTTTTGCGTTTGTTACCACTGGTAATATTGGTTATATGCCTGTGATTGAAAAATTAGTACAATCATTATTAGAATTTTCCAATCAAAAAATATTAGTTTATGGTATAGATTGTGATGTTCCGTTTGATTATCCAAATGTTTTAAAAAGAAGAATAGATACTGTAAAGTATTCTAAGTATGATAAATGGTATTGGAAACAGATGGCTTGTTTAGAATCAATTAATGAAGATTTCGATAACTTGATTTGGATCGACGGAGATGTGGTTGTTAATCATAACATAGATAAAGTAAGAGAATACTTCGATTCAATTGAAAATTATCCATTATCCGATATACACGTTCAAGATGAATTTTTTGGAATTAATGACTATGGTGTATCTCAACTCTTCAATGCCGAATTAGCTAATGAATGGAATATCAATAAAGTTAATCCATATATGCACATTTGTTTTTTTGCATATAATAAAAAATGTGGATGGTGGTTTGAAGAAATCATCAAACATTATGTTGATGTTATAACAAACAAAGGTGAAGAAGAATATCAAAGATTATATTGGTGGAATGATGAAGGTATTGATAATGCGATGAGATGGAAATATGGTTATAACAAACATTTACCATTATCAAATTTTGACACATCATCATTCGATGGTGACGAAGGATTTATGGATAGAACATTAGAAGAATTTTATAGATTTTGGAATGAAGAAGGACCACAAAATTTTAATAGAGTTTATGGCTACCAATATATCCCTAAAGACAAATCAAAAATTATTTATTTCCACGGAAACAAAAATGCTGAGATATCTGATAAAATGGTGGAGTTTCTTAAAATGAAAAGAGATAAATCATTCTACCAATCAGAACAATTTTATACAAGTGTTTATAAATTAGAAAACCTTGGTGATATAAAAGGTGTACAAGGTGGAACACTTGAAATCGCTAGACAATATGGATGGGCACGTGCAATCTATCACGAAATTTATAACCTATTAGATTATTATAAACATCCAAATAGAGAAAGAGCAATCTTTCCAGGTGATGTTGTTGTTGACTTGGGTGGTAATATTGGAATTTTTAATAGATGGGCCTATAGTCAAGGCGCTAGTAAAGTTATTTCCTTTGAACCTGATAGAAGATATTTTAAACTATTATCATTGAATGCCGATCCACGTTCAGTATTATTTAATGCAGCTGCAGCACACGAAATAGGTGAACTTGAATTATATGAAAGCTCACACTTAGGCGGTTCCACTATTATGGGAACTGGTGGGGGTAGTTACACAGTAAGAACTTATACTCTTAATTATCTATTTGAAACAGGTTTAATTACTAAAATAGATTATTTAAAAGTTGATATCGAAGGAGCGGAACACGCAGCATTTACAGGTATAAGTGACAAAAACTTAATGAAGGTTAGAAACATTGGTATGGAATATCATAATGGTCATTTCAATAAGAATGACGATTTAAGAAATTCATTCGTTGAAAGATTAGTTAAATTAGGTTTCCAACCATACACATTATACTTAGGTAATGATAACGAATTACAAATGTTATATTTCAAAAGATGAGTAATTTAAACGAAATAGCAAAAAAATATGGAACTGATAAGAGTTCTGAAGTACATAATTATTGTGACAAATATGCAAAGTACATTAATGGATTCGAAAGATATAGTGAATTCAAATTTTTAGAGATTGGTGTATTAGATGGTGATTCATTAAAGACTTGGAAAGAATATTTTTATAGAGCACAAATAACAGGTATAGATATTAATCCCGATTGCGCTCAATATGCTCAAGATGGTATTAATGTTGAAATTGGTGACCAAACCGATCCTGAATTTTTAAAAAGAGTAGTTGAGAAGCACGGACCATTTGATTTGATAATAGATGATGGTTCACACATAAATGAACACGTAATTTTTTCATTCAAAGAATTATTTCCAACCCTTAAAGAGAAAGGCACTTACATCGTTGAAGATTGTGGAACATCGTATTGGGATAATTACGGTGGTGGAAGATATAAACCTGGTTCAACTATTGAATATTTCAAAGGTCTTGCCGATGAAGTAAATTTTTTCGGTGAATATCAAGAGAACGAAGAGTTTGGAATTCATTGGAGAAGAGAGGATGGTTTAATTCCTCAATTTATAAGAAAAGGTTACGATTACATTGGAACTGGTATCGAATCCCTAAATTTTTTAAACGGTATAATCATAATAACTAAAAGATAAAAATGGCACATCCACAACAAAGAAGATTTTGCGAAAGCGTTAAAGCGAAATACCCACAGTATTTCAAAAATAAAAAAGTATTAGATATTGGTTCATTAGATGTCAATGGATGTAATAGAGATTTATTTGAAAATTGTAATTACATAGGAATTGACTTAGGTGAAGGAAAGAACGTTGATATCATTGCAGCAGGTAACACCTATGATGGCCCCGATAATTATTTTGATACTATTATATCAACTGAAGTATTTGAGCACGATATGTTTTATCCTCAAACGATTCAGAATGTAATGAGAATGTTAAAACCTGGTGGTTTATTTGTTTTTACTTGTGCAGCAACAGGAAGACCTGAACACGGAACAAGAAGAACTGATTTACATTCTGCTCCATTATTAAGTGGAGTATCAGATGAATGGGCTGACTATTATAAGAATTTAGAAAAGGAAGATATTGAGGTAATCAATGGGTTCAAAGATAATTTCATAGATGGTAAATTTAGTAGAGGTTCAAGACCTGATCCTGATGATTTATATTTCTATGGAATTAAAGGAGGTGAAAAATTTCTAATTGATTCATATCAACCAAAGTATCCTTCCGATAAATTTCCAAATGATATATTTGTTATCGATTGTTGGCCGGACACTGAGTCTAAAGAAAATGATTTAATTGGTTTAATTAAAATATTAAAAGCATTTAACATCCCAATTCTTTTGACTGGCCATTATCCAATCAAAGTAGAAATACAAAAAATGGTTGATTATTATCTATATGATAAAAATAACCCTTTGTTGAAATCTGAGGAATTTGATTCACATCAAGTAAGTAGTGGTAGATGGACAGATATGGGTAATCATAGAATCGATAACGCACACGAATTCCATCACGATTATGCGATATGGGAAACTATGAGAAATGCTTTCAATTTTTGTAAGTATTTGGGTAAAGAAAAAATACACTTTTTAGAGTATGATAATTTACCTGATGAATATCAATATAGACAAGCATTCTTGGAAAGAATGAATGATGGATTCGATGCAGTACTTTATGAATACCACGAGAATTCGGCTAAAGATATTCACTTCGCAGCATATTGCGCAACATTTATTTTTTCAATCAAAACAGATGTAGCGATCAGAACGATTGAACAAATTAAATCGAAACACGAATACTTTACAAATAAACCTAAGGGATGGCAATTAGAAAGAGTGTTTTTGAATTGTTTAAGAAACGTTACTAACAATATTCATATGTCTCTTTACAGAGCAAATAGTAATGAATTGAATACTCAAGCTGTTTGGAATAGAGATGGTATGTTCAGAAATGGAGGTGTGTTTCAAGTTTATCCTGCGGTAGATAATCAAGGGGATTTATATCTACATTTAATGTCAGGATTTCACGAAAGACCTGCAGAGAAAGATTATCTTTTAGAAATTGTTTATGGTTCATATAAGAAGTTTTTTAATTTACAAAAAGATAAGTTCCATACTGAAAAAATTGGAGAGTATAGAAAGGGTGATAGAGTAAAAGTTTATTATCAAGGTTGTGAGGTGTTCAATGAATTTTTAGGACAGGACGTTAAAGATTTCAGAAATATCAATAAGTTAACTTGGAAAGAAAGTAAAAATAGAAGAGTTAATATCCATTTCATTGATGGCCCGTTTGCGGAAATACTTGAAGACGGTAATAATTTATACAAAGTTGAATTTATTAATAGAGATACAAACCAAGTTGTATATTCAACAAATCTGAAAAGTAATCATTGGTCTAAAGCAGCACCAAGATATTATATCAATTGGAAAATAAAAATTACAGGTATCGACAATGAGTTCAATTATGAACACGATTTCAATTCAGAAGGTAATAAAGTATTTGTATGTTTTGAAAGTAAATCATTAGGAGACACATTAGCATTTATGCCATATGTTGAGAAATTTAGAATTGATAAAAAAGTGAAAATGGTTTGCTCTACATTTAATAATGATTTATATAAAGACCAATATCCTGAAATTGAATTCGTACAACCAGGAACAAATGTAACTGGATTATATGCGATGTATAGATTAGGTTTATTCTTTAGAACTGAAAACGGTAAGAGAGAAGTCAATATGGCTTATCATCCATCAGATCCATTGAAGATATCTTTATTACAAATCGCATCTGATATTTTAGGTTTGGATTACGTTGAGTTAAGACCTGAATTAAAGAAGTATGGTAAGAAGAAACTAAAACGAGTTTCAATTGGCTTTCATTCAACTGCACAAGCAAAATATTGGAACAATCCTACAGGATGGCAAGAAGTGGTTGATTATTTGAATGGAAAAGGATATGAGGTAAGATTATTATCTAAAGAAGAAGATGGTTATATGGGTAATAAAATACCAACCGGTGTGGTTAAACATCCATCAGGTCCATTGAAAGATGTTATGAAAGCTTTAGAAGAGTCTGAATTGTTTATCGGTATCAGTAGTGGTTTAAGTTGGTTATCTTGGGCTGTGAATACTCCTACTGTTATTATATCAGGATTTACCGATAAATTTTTGGAACCGACTGATAATGTTGAAAGAGTTATCAATAAAGATGTTTGTAATAGTTGTTGGTCGAATTATGAATTCGATCCAGGAGATTGGAATTGGTGTCCTGTACATAAAGGAACAGATAGACAATTTGAATGTTCAAAACAAATTACATCTCAAACAGTAATCGAAGCGATAGAAAAAATGTTGAAATAAAAAAAAGGGGATTTAATTCCCCTTTATTATTATTTTTAAATTACCTAATTCATATTTGCCCTCGTCTAATGTGGGAATAATTAATCTTATTTTGGAAATAGTATCGAAGTCTTCATTAGTTAATTTACCATCTTGATAAACCATAGCGTTAACATAACCAATAGGGGTAAATTTAAGACTTAAATCGTAGTTTGTATGAGATTGTTCTTTTTCGATAAAAGTGCTTGGATCGCCTTTAAAATCAATTTCATCAAAAAATGGTTCTATGTGCTCTAATACATTAATATCATCAGTCTCTAAACCGATTCTCAATTTCACATATTCAAAATTATCATTGGTTTGATAATTCATATCATAGAATGTTTTAATCATTAAACCCCATTTCCTTATAAAATTTTTATTAGAATCTAATTCGATTTGTGTTCTAGTGTTTTTTGTATCGTCACTAAATCTTGAGGTTAAAGAAACAAAATGATAAGTTATTGCAGAATCACAGGTTTTTAAAGTATAACCTTTTAATTTTGCACGTATCAAAAAATCATCATCTTCAGAGAAACAAGGATTGAAACTGAAACCATCAAATCCACCAATGTCAACAAAGGATTTTTTATAGCCACTCATAAAAAACACAGCACCATCATATAATTCATTAGAATCTTTATGTTGTTGAACGTAATTGTTGAAATTTAACATATCGAAATCTTCAAAGTTTCTACCTAAATCAATGATAACTTTACCTGGTCTTTTATGACCCGCAAAAATTGGTGGTTCAACTGTTGTGTAAGATAATATCATATCTTCAGTTAATAATCTTTCAATAGCTTCTAAGAAACCCTCACCAATGACCATATCGTTATGTATTAATACTAACTTTTCAGTATCAACAAGGGATATTCCATTGTTATATGTGTCAGAAAAAGATAAGCGATCATCGTCGTGAACGTAAGTTAAATTATCATCATCTAATGATTGTAACCATTCTTTTGTTCCATCATTAGAACCACCACTACTAATAATCAAATGTTCATT